TATGTTATTAAGGCATCATCTGTAAGTGGTGTATTTGAAGTAGATGAAAAAATTACTCAAGCAACATCTGGTGCTGTAGGTAAAGTAGTAGAATACGATTCTACATTAAGTTTACTTTATTATCAACAAGAAAGATTTGGTGACTTTGGAACAAATAGTACAACAGGTGACCATAGTGTGTTTACTGGTACTAATGTAATTACAGGTGCAACATCAGGTGCAACATTTACACCATCAAGTTCATCTGAAACAATTACTCTTGCAAATAATAATACATTGGCTACTACATCAGGTTATGCTAACCCAGAGTTACAACCAGATAGTGGAAACATTGTTTACTTAGAAAATAGAAAGCCGATACAAAGAGATTCCGACCAAACAGAAGATATTAAATTAATCATAGAGTTTTAGAATATGGCACAATTAACAGATTTAAATGTTTCACCATATTATGATGACTTTGATGGTGATGACAATTTTCATAGGGTACTCTTTAGACCAGGCTACGCTATCCAAGCAAGAGAGTTAACCCAACTACAATCTATCTTACAAAAACAAGTAGAACGACATGGTAGTCACATGTTCAAAGAGGGTGCAATAGTTATACCTGGCCAATTAAGTTATTCAGATGCATTTCCAACATTACAACTTACATCATCATTTGCTGATGAAGATTTAAATTTAAGTCAGTACTATGATGCAACAAACCCTGTCACAATTACAGGAGTAACATCTGGTGTTAAGGCATATGTTATAGGATATCAAGATGCAACTGCAACAACACAACCTATACTATATCTAAACTATTATAAATCTGGTACAGATAATGTTACTGCAGTCTTTGGTGATAATGAAAACATAACTGCTGACAAAGCAATTACACATACTACAGGTTATACAAATGGTGTTGCTTCTGCAACTACATTCACAACAGATGCATCTCAAGTAGGTTCTTCTGCAACAATAGAAGATGGTGTAATTTATATTAGTGGTCAATTTG